AGGCGGTTCATCAGCTCCTGTTGGTAGTCCCGCGGCACATGCTCAAACGTCTCGAAGCAGACGACAAGGTCGGCACTGCCGAGCAGCGCCGGGTCGTCTTGCACGAGGTCCATGCGCACGAGGTCAATGTTGGCCTTCCACGTAATTCCCTCCAGCCACTTGGGGGTTGCCCGAAGGTCGGCGCCAACGTAGTCGCCAACAAACGTGGAGCGGTTCCGCCAAAGAAACTTGGCGAGGTTTAGGTCGCCGCAGCCAATGTCAATAATGCGCCGCGGCTTGAGGCGCTCCACAAGCTTGGCGGCATAACCGTAGCGCATAACGTGCGCAACCCAGTCCGAGTGGGACATAAACCCGCGGTCGACAGAATCGGCCGCGTTGAGCTCGGTGAGCCCGTGGGGGAGAGCAGACTTTTTGGTAATTTCGCGAAATTCGTGAGACATGTTTTCACCTATCTGTATACATCTATGGCTGCCTGCCATTCCTAGAAATGAACCTGGGCATGCCTGGGATTAAACTAGGGGGGCAACCGAGATTGGCTGCCCCCGTAAAACCGGGTAAATTACCGGGCAATCGCGAGGGCCGCGGCAAAAGCGCGCTTTTTGGCAGTCGCGCGGGCTCCGAAGAGCGCGGACTGGTTGGAGCGGGCGCCGCCGTTCCGAAAATCTTCCATCTCGACGACGGCATTGTAAGCCGCCCAAGCCGTTCCGGCGGTGACCGGAAATTCCTCGTTGAACTTGCCGAACAGCTCGTCGGCGGCCGAGCGGTATGCAGCCGCGCGGGAACCGTAATAGGCAAAAGTTTCCTCTGCCGCCGTGCGTTCCTCATAGAGGTCGACAATGTCGCTATTTTCCGGCAGGTAGTCCAGTTTTTTCGGCCGAGCCGGGTCGGGGTACGCGGCCGTGAAAACCTGCAGCTTGCCCGCGTCGTCAATCGGGGTGGCCGCCATGCGGTCGAAAGCCGCTTTCAGCCCGTCCACGGAGCCGCGCAGAGATTTGACGAGGTCCGCATAGTTTTTGACAGTCGCGCCCATGCCCGGTTGGTGGGCCAAGTTCACAGAGACCGTGGCCTGCTTGAGGCCGGAAACAAGGGTGTTTTGGCAGACCACGCGGACGGGGGTGAAGGCGATTTTCATCGTGGTGCCGCCGTCGCGGACGTCGGAGATGAGGAAGTAATTTTCAAGCTCGTCGCCGCCGACGGTCATGCCGCCTGCCTTGAGAGTCAGGAAAATTGTTTCACCGGCACCGAGGGCGCCGACAGTCTCGACCGGCCAAATGTCACTGAGCGGGTTCATGAGGGAGGCCACCTCAGTATTTTGAAGGAAGGTGTAGTTTTCGGACACGAGATTCGTGCCGAGCTGCCGCCAAACGGGATCGTCCGCGACCGGCTCGCGCATGATGACGCGGCGTCCGGGCAACTCAATGTCTGCGCCGCCGGCCGAAACGTAGGCGGGCAAGAGGTAAATCTGGTAGTCAAGGCCGGCGTTTTGCACCGCGGCCGAGGCCGAGATGTCACCGTCAAACGTGGTGCCCAGCCCGTGCCATGCGGGGGTGCGGCGGCCATAGAAACGATCTCCAAAAATATTTGCGCTCATTGTATGTTCTCCTAATAGTCTCATCAGTGCCGGAAGATTACCGACAGACCCCCACCCAAAGGACGGGGGTTTCGACTTATTGGATGCGGGTGCGGATGATTTTCTTCATCGCGGAAAGTTCCTTCCGCAGTTGCGTCATTGAAAAAGTTCCTTCAAGATTGCGGACAGAGTCGGGAGTAATTCCAGCGCTTTCCCATTCGGCGCATTGCGTTGCGTAATAAGAAACGCTAGCGGCGGAGCCGGCGGCCGATTGGTAAAATTCAACTGTGCGGGCAGAATCAGGAATGAAACCGTTGTAGTTTGGAAAAGCTTGGGCAATCGCGGCGACGGCCAACATTTCTTCGCCGACGTATTCGACTGGGGCCAGCAGATTGTAATTGTCTTTCTGGGCCCAGAAGTTCCGGCCGGTCGGTTCGCCGTTCTTGGCGACGGTAACTTCAGCATCGCACCAAACTCTCCAGTGGTCCGTCGGGCGAGCATTTTCCCAAAGGCCGTCGCTGAGTTGACCACGCAGTTCATTCTCCCACAGGGCCTTCTGAATGTTGTTAGCGAAAACGATTTTGTTAGTCATTGTATGTTCTCCTAATGTTTCTTTTAGACTGCGTTTATTTTCCGGTGATAATTAAATTATACAGCGTTACATCAAACCTATATACAGTACTATAGTACTGTTTTTTGGGGAAAGTCGGTAACTGCTACAAATTTGCACACCTTCCTTCGGTAACTGCCGGCGGGACCGTTTCCGCCAGTACCGCGTGCAAAATTATCACGGGGGCCATTGCAAAAAGGGCCCAAATAGTTACCGAAGGGCCCAAATAGTTACCGAACTGACCAGTTCTGATATTACCCTATAGGGTGACCTACTATAAAAGAATATAAAAAAGCTCATTCGGTAACTGCTTCGGTAACTGCTTAAACGTTTAACTAAAAAGGGTGGTCCGAGCCGCTGGGCCGGGGCCACCCTTTTTGCCCTCAGTTTTTCTTAACATTAGGGTGGGGGGCTAAAATTCCTCCGCGTAGTCTGCCGCGGCACTGCCCGCAAACTTCATCCCGAACACGGTCATTGCGTTCGCAGTCCCCCTGTCGACGCGGAGACCCATGGCGCGGAGCCGCGCAGCGAGCGCTCGGCTCGAGATAATCTCGCGGTCGTAATTGTTCATGCTGCTCCACTGGCGGTACCGGCGGTGCAGGTCGTTGATCGTCACTTTCCAATCAGGCTGGTTCGCGTCCATGACGGTGGTTTCCGTCAAAAATACTTTGACGTAGTCGCTTTCTTCGCGGTATTCTCTAATTGCTTCGCGAACCGTTGTCGGGTCTTGCAATCCGGCCTTGGCGTATTCCACCCATCCCTCAAGCGCCCACGCGAGAATTCCGGAACGCTCGCGGTCAAAATCTGCGAACACTTCCGACATGCCGCGGCGCGCGGTTTCGGGAACCGTTTTCTCGAACGGAATCATCTTGAGGCGGCGCCAGATGGCCGGGCTGACAGACTGGACGTGGGGAACGTCGTTGGTGCGGAGCCACAGCTTTGCGACGGGGACAAACGAAAACGTATTCTTATGGTAAAACTTTCCAATGATGGAATCGCCGCCCGTCAGCTGTTTCACAAAATTCTCATTCAGCCGCTGGCCTGCCGCCATTTCTGACATGTGGACGAACCTGATGCCGACCATCTGTGCTACTTGGCTCATCTTAATCAGATCCATGTCTCGCCCCGCGAGCAGGTTCGGGTCAACCGCCATCGCATAATCGGGGCCAAGGGCACGGGCGAAGCCTTCTATTAGAGTGGTCTTGCCGTTGAACCCGTTTGAGCCCCACGCAACGAACATTGCTTGGGCGGACATATCACCGCTCAAGCTGTACCCCATGGCCCGCTTAAAATATCCCCGCGTCTCAGCATCCAGCACGTAGCTCAGCGTTTGTTTCCAGACCGGGCACTCCGCGTCGGGGTCATAATCGCAGTCAACCTGCTTGGTGAGCAAATCCTCGGCGCGGTGCTCTCGGAACAGCATCGTGGACATGTCAAGCGTCCCGTTCTTGAAATTTAGGAGGTGGTTATCTTTATCCCAATCGTCAACCGCGGTGAACAGCTTTCCTGCAAGCATGATAAGGGCCATTTTAACGCGGACGACCGAGCATGCTTCACGGGCCAAACTTGTAAGCTCTTGAACCTCAGATTTTCCCTTCGCCACCGCCAATTTTTCGGCATAGTGCTGGAGCAGGGCGCTCGAGGCGGTGTTCACCATTTCAATCTCTTCGCACGGCCGCCATTTTCCGTTTTTGTACATCATCCAGCGGCCAGAATGCGCTGCCCACCTTGCTGACCCCGAAAACTCTCGCTCCAGCACCTCAGCATGCTGCCGGTCCCCGCTCGACTCTTGCGCGGCCAAAATCTTTTTCGACGCCGCGCGGTTCCCGCCTTTTACAGCTGACTCAACGGTGCCTCGTGCCTCCGCGAGGGGGCGGCGACCGCCGGCAGTCGCGGCGTGAATTAATATTTCCTTGACTATTTCGACGTCAATTGTGGTGTCCCTCACCACGCGGAACGTCTCGTCGTTCAAAACTTGGTTTCCGGAACCAGACTCGGCGTGGGAAATTGCAAACGCGGCCTTGGCTATTTCAAGATACTCGGGCAACTCGTCAAGCGCCTCTTGGCGGATTGCGATGCTGTCCGGGGTGTTCGGCCACCGACTCCCGGTCCACGTGATATACCGCTTTTGCTCATACGCCTCGATGCCGTATGCGGCATGAGCAGATGATATGTTGCCGTTCGGCAATTTTCCTTTCACAAAGATATGTAGGCCCGTCCCAGACG